TAGTCAACCGTAAACATATATTTGGCTGGGAATATTTGACCGTCTATCTTAGCAAGCCAAGGACAAGGAGTTGCTCTATCTATTACATATACTGAATTATTATGTGAAGAACAATCCCAAGGTTGTGCATCATGAACTGACATAGGTTTTGCAAAGTCTTCAACTAACGTATCTGCAACTAAAGCGGTTATTGGCATTCTGGCCCACATAGCGCCCCCATGTATATTACCCTCGTTCCAATCTTCGCAGTTGGATTCTTCTCCGGTAAATATTATGTGAAAACTTAAACACCTAGTAGGCATGGTGGTAACACCAACTGCCATAGCATGAAGGAACTCTCCATGGTATTTTTCGTGATTATGAGTGTACTCTCTTCTTACCCAACATTTGAAATAGGGTATATTACTGTAAAGATAAGCCACTAACTAAGTTAGATCTTCTCTTCTTCTATTAGCAAATCCTGCTGCTACAGATCCACCTTTAGATTTTTTCATAACGGCTCTACCCTTTGACATTTTCATCATAGTGCCACCTTTTGATTTTTTCATCATGGTGCCACCCTTAGATTTCTTCATCATAGTTCCACCTTTGGACTTCTTCATCATAGTTCCGCCCTTAGATTTCATCATTTTTTTGCCGCCTTTTGATTTATAACTAGCCATTATTTTTTACCTTTTTTAGTAGTTGTTTTCTTAGCAGGAGCTTTTTTCTTTGGCATATTGTAATAAATACGGTCATCAGAAACAGACTCATCAGGTCTAACTTTAGCGTCTAACCTTGCTTGTAATTTTGGATCTTCAGATTTTTTCTTTGGCATAATTTTCTCCTAGCTAATAGTTGTAACTTTGCGTTTATCGTTCATGACAGCCCCACACCCTTTAGCTATAAAACCGCCGTTTTTCATTTTAGCACGATTTTGTTTCTTCATAGATTTTTCAATAGCCATACCTCTTTTTGTTTCGTAAGAAGATAATTTACCGTCTTTATCTAAATCTGCTTTCTTTGGATTTTTTAATGTTGTCATATTATTACTTTATCTTAATCTGTTTGCCATAACAATTCCCTGGCCTCTAATTGTAATAGGACCGCCAGTTGCTGCTTTTTTTCTACCATCTTTCCAACTAATTCTTTTTGGTCCTGTTTTCTTTTTTGCCGCCGCATTACATTGTGCTTTTGTTGGTCTACATGCAGGATAAGGCCTTTTACTATCTTTTTTAGATTTTCTACCGCAAGGTTTTCCGGTTTTACAATCAATCCACCCTTTGCCTTGATTTTTAGAAAACCAATCTTTAAGTGTTTCTTTTTTTGCCATTACCTTAATCTGTTAGACATAACAACGCCTTGACCGCGTATTGTTACAGGACCACCACCTGCTTTTTTTTGTCTCTTTTTACCCTTTTTACCACCTTCGCCCCAGTTAGCCGCTCCTACTCTGCGACATTTTACCAAAGCTCCGGAGCCATAGGCAGAGGGCCAGGTGCCGCCATCTTTAGTATAACGGCGTTTTACTTTGTGATAACAAGCGTCTTTTTTACCGGAGGCCATCTAACAATCCCAATCTCTTCTAGCCCAATAATTAGCACTACATCTATCCGTAGTGCCACCCATACCTTTACTTCTAGCGCAATAAGATTTCTTTCTTGCTTTGCTATCTTTGTGCATACCAAGTTTAGCATCACCAAAGGTTATACGTTTGACTCTAGAGCTTTCACTACTACAGCCTACAACAAAGACTTCTTTACGTTTTTTACCGTACCCAGGACTACCTTTTGAGATAGCCCTTGGTCGGTTAAGAGTTACTGTTTTACCCTTGTACTCTGCCATTAATAGTTTTTATTAAGAACTAATATTATTGAGTAAGCGTCTCCGCTTGAATGTCCAACCGTTGTAAAATCTATATCTCCGGTAACGCCTGAACCTGCGTTATTTGGTATACCTGTAAATCTATCGTCATAGTATTCATCACCTGTACTATCAGCGGGTAAGGGTATTGCTAAGACGTTTGTGCTAGCATCAAACTCAATATCAACACCCATACCTCTAGTAGCCCAGTAAATTCTACCTATAGATACACCCGTACATGATTCACCCGCACTATTAGTAGTAAGAGCAGAAACATCTACTTTCTTTACAGAAGATTCACCTGTACCGTCAGACTCATTAGTAAACTTTAAAATGGCAATTTTTTCACCATCCTGAATAGTCTGGGAAGTTACTGTATCAGCCATTATTTACTCCTATCTTTCGCAGATTACATTTATGTAATCAATTGTCATAGTTTTAGCTGCTGCTTCACCATTTTGAATACCGAAAGATACGGTTAACTCTTCATCATCTGGTAAGTTAGTGTTAACTACACCTACTGGTGCGGCAGATCCTATAAAATAAGATACTTGAGAAGTGTTTGGATCTATAAAGAAACCAACATTAACAAATGTATCGTCAGCTAAAGTAGTAACTGCTGCTGTAGTAGTGTCAGTACCATTCTTTTCTATATGAAAATCTAGGTTTGTATCCCCATCATCTTTCATAAAGTAAACACCATCTGAAACAGCAAGAGGTGTTGTATCGGTTATTTGTAAACCCATTACAACATCAGATTGTGTTGCATCACTTACTTTGAATCTAGCTTCAAAAAAAGCTCTTTTACTGCTGCTTAGTTTGAATGACTCACCTTTTAACTGTAAAAAGTCTAAATCATTATCACCTGCTGCATTAGTAAGCAAAAGTTGACCGCCTGCTCCAGAAGTCAAAGCCTCTGTAGCTGAACCTGTACCAGCTTCAGTTGTAGTGATTGTGAAATCGCCAGAAGCGTAAGTCATAAAATCATTTGAGTATTGATAAAACAACGAACTGGACGGGTTTACCAAGAACATAGGAAGATCCTTCTTATGTTTGGTGGACTCGCTGTTACCAGCGTTAAGTATTAAGTTTTGGAAATGTGGATTAGCCATCTTGAACTCCTTATATTTGTATTAATGGAAACCGTAAACGGCCCTCATCAAGCTAATTAATTTTAAACCAATTTTAGTTTACACTTGAAATATAAATGTCGCAAGAAAAAGGGAGCCGAGGCTCCCTTTCTTAATTGTAGTTGAGTTATAAACGCTACAATCAATCGTTCATTAAGCTCCTTGAGAACCGAAAACGGCTCTGAAGTTAGAATATCCGAATGAATATCTTTCTCTAGCTTTGTATCTCATGTTTCCAGTATCGAAATCACCTTCTAATGCAGTTTGCATTGGAGATCTTTCAAAATACTTAAATCCATCAGGACAGTCTGTTTTCAAGAAGAAAGCATCTGTATCTGTTAGATAATGATTTACAACATAGCCATCAGGAATCATTCCCTGATTTCTAATAGAGTTAATGTCATTGTCAGATGTTCCTACTCTCCCTGGGGTTTGTAAGAGTCTGTCAGCAACAAACTGCAACTGAGGTGGAACAATTAATTTCATTCCTCTTAGTGCAATATTAAGACCTCTATCATCAGTAAATGTAGAGATATTAATTAATGCATCTTCAAGAGAAGTTTCATTAAGATCCGCCATAGTTGTAGCTCTATTTGCTAAAGAACCACCTCCGCCTAGCGGGTGATCTGTAGCGATTAATACTTTGCCATCACCGCCTGTTGTAGAGAACGCATTGTTCAATACAGACGCAGCTTTGATTTGCTTTGTATTAGCCATAGATCTAGCTAGTGCTTTAGTGTATCTAGCACCTAGACGATCATACAGATTATCTTCAACAGCTTCTTCTGTTAGTGCGAATGCTAAAGCAACCGTCTCGTGAGTATAACGAGAAGTATAACCTTCGTTAGCGTTGTCAAATCTGACTCCACTACCTTCTGATTTTACTTCAGCATTACCGAACCCAACGATTAAAGTTTCTTCTTCAAACGCTCTATCAGAACTCTCTGTATCAAAGATTTCTGCATGCTCTGCTTCATATCTAGCATATTCCATGCCGAACAAGGCGTTTAAGCCTGGCTCTAATTCTTTCGCTAATTGCGACCTATTTATTGCCATGATTAAACTCCTGTAGGATCAACATAGAAATGCTCATTAAACTTAACTATAACATTCACGTTAGCTGAACCTGTAGTGCTGTTATCTGGATCAGAGGAAAAGCCCATGATTCTGAAAGTCGCAGTTGTTGCGGCTGTTGTTCCAGATAGTTCCATAGCTGACATACCAGTTTTGGTAGAGCCAGCGGTATAAGAAATATCTGCATTCAAGCCTACATCAGTCTGCGCTGGAGAACCGGCACTCTGAATTTCAAATACAGCATTAGGGTCATCTTCTACGAATGCTACAATATCAGTCGATACAGTTCCGTCAGGAAAATGAGAACTAAAAACAACGTCTCCGCTGCTATTAGTAAACTTACATCCTCTAAAAATACCTAGCGGTTCATCACCTGCACCTGCTACTAAAATAGTACCAGTATTGAGCATTTTTACTATATCGCCTGAAAAAATATTCCCTGAAGCACCTGAAGCAATTTCATATTCTGTTGTTCCGCCATTAGCGACACCAGAACCTAATTTGCCTACAAGTCTTGCTCCAAATGGGGCATTTTTGTTAGCCATAATAAGTTACCTATATTATTTAAAATTAATAAAATTGATGATCAACTACG